GTCGGGACTAGAGCATGCAATTGTCGGTTATCAAGTGACAGCTGACAAGAATGCAGGGTTAGTTTACGACTACGAAAAGACAGTTACGGAGTTACAAGACCGAGGTTATGACGAAGAAGAGATCGAAGAATTCTTTGAAAACATACGAATGCTGCCTTTTCCGGGGCCATTGCCTATTTTTGTTAAGGTAGACTCAACATTAGGTGGTGCTGTTGCTGAAACAAAACCCATTATCCACGATGACCGAGACCCAACCTACCACTGAGGGGCTTATGCCCAGCAGTGAGTTCCAATCCCATATGCCTTATGCAGGGCTACAGCACAATGCGCTCACGATTCAGCAAGAAAAGTTTGTCCAATACGTGTCATCTGGCATGACATACGCGGCAGCTGCCAGGGCATCGGGGTATACAAACCCCGAAAGAGCCTATGAGTTGGTAAAAAATCCCAAAATAGCGCAGGCCATCGACTATTTTCGTGCCCAGATGCGTGAAGAGGTCAAATTCAACGTAGTAAACGCCCATTCTATGTACATGGATGCCTACGCGCAGTCGGCAACTGCTACTGAAATGAAGAATACGGTGGATTCGCTAGTAAAATTGCACGGTTTGGCCAAAGACAACCAGCCACAAACGCAGGTTAACGTGCAGATTAACAATATTAAACAGCTTGAGCGCCTGACTGACGAAGAATTGCTCAAGATTGTTGGTAAGGATATGCAGTACTTAGAGCCAGTTGCGGATGGAGATACCGAAGAGGCAGTGTAAGAGCTGTAAAAATGTCCACCCTGAGACATTAGTCAGCGATTACGGTGTATGTGTGTACTGCAAAGCGGCAGAGGCTGAGGCTCCCCCTGAGAAAAAGGAGGAAAAGTCTGACCCTAACGAGTTAGCCCGTGCTGAATTAGCGGCTAGGGTGCTAACTCGTAAGCGCATGTTACCGTTTGTAGAGCGATTTAACCCAGATTATATTGCGGGTTGGGTACACAAAGACATTTGTAGGCGTTTAGAGCAGTTTTCAAAGGATGTGGTGGACAAAAAGTCGCCCCGATTGATGCTTTTTATGCCGCCACGGCACGGGAAGTCCACACTAGCTAGTGTATCTTTCCCAGCTTGGCATTTGGGACGTAACCCGGATCACGAGTTTATTAGCTGTTCGTACTCTGGCAGCTTGGCCATGACATTTAGCCGTAAGGTTCGTAACTTACTGCGTGAGCCGAGCTATAAGACAACTTTCAAGACTCGGCTAGACCCTGAGTCCCAGAGTGCTGAGGCGTGGCTGACCTCTGTTGGTGGTGGTTTTGTTGCTGCTGGTGTCGGCGGCGGTATTACGGGTAAGGGCGCTCACGTTTTGGTGATCGATGACCCCGTAAAGAACCGCGAAGACGCAGAGTCGCAGCATAACCGTGATGCCACATGGGATTGGTACACCTCAACGGCTTATACCCGCCTAGCTCCAGGCGGCGGGGTGTTAGTTATTTTAACCCGTTGGCATGACGATGATCTTGCTGGCCGGTTGTTAGCTAACGAGGCCGCAGGTGACGAGTGGGAGGTAGTGCGCTACCCGGCTATTGCCGAAGAAGACGAAGAGTTCCGCAGCTTAGGTGAGCCGCTGCATGGCGAGCGCTACGATCTTGAAGCGCTAGAGCGTATTCGCAAGGCGGTAGGGCCGCGTGATTGGTCTGCTCTTTACCAGCAGAACCCTGTTGCTGAAGATGGTGACTACTTCAGCCGGACGATGGTTAATTACTACAAGCCGGAAGATATTGCTAATCACGGCATGCGTTTTTACTGCGCTTGGGACTTGGCAATTGGCAAGCGGGACCGTAACGACTATTCCGTGGGAATGGTTGTTGGTGTCGATGAGTATGACAGGATCTATGTAATGGATGTTGTCAGGGGTCGTTTCGATGGTTTTGAGCTAGTCGAAAAGATTCTTGACCTTTACGAGATGTGGAAGCCCTCTATCATAGGGATAGAGAAGGGCCATATAGAAATGGCGCTTGGTCCGTTCCTAGAGAAGCGTGTCCGAGAACGCGGGCTTTACGAAGCCTACTTTAAGGATCTTAAGACAGGGCGAAGAGATAAGGAAGCTAGGGCGAGGGCCATCCAGG